GGTCTGTACATGGTGGGGTTCCTTCCGGGTTGAGCGGCTATTCCGTAGCGCTGGGTGGTGTGGGTAATTTTGCACAGGAGAAGGGGGAAGGGGGTTGATGTTTGTCAAAGGGATGGAAGGAACTGTGAGAATGGGGCACAAAAAAGCCCGCAGGGCTTGCGCCGTGCGGGCTTTCAGGACTTCATCAGTCGACTCTGGTGATCGCCGATGGAGAATTTTGGGCTGGCGGGAGTTGAACCGGCGTCCGAAATTTCTACATACTATTATTCCTATAATAAAACAGTCATTTGTTTTTTGAATCAATGGCTTGGTGTTTTTTGGTGTTTACTGTTTTTATACATTTTTACTTTACTGCCGCCACATTGCCGCCACTCTTTGCAACATGAAGCTCCTTTGTTACATAAGCTAACCAAGATGGGGAGTAAATAGAATCCTGTAGTTTTGCATTTGCAAATATATCAAAACTAGGTTCCGCGTCATAAATATAGCTTGCAATATTCTCAAAGTTAGGTGATTCGTTACCTTTTATTAAGAAGTATATTTTTCTTGAAATATGATATGCCGCTTCTAAAACTTCTAAAAACATATATTCATTATCAGTGAATGTTTTCATTTCTTTATTTCCACTGCGTAGTTTGTAAGTGGCTAAAGATATGTTTTCAATGCATAGATGTTCCAGTAATAATGCAGTGTGATACGATACCTCATTTAGTTTACTTATCGAACGTGGTGCTAGCAAAGTATTGTCAAGCTCGTTTCTTTCAAGGTTTTTATTTATAATGTTAAGGTGGTCTTCCATTTTTGTAATGAATTCTTCGTTGTGAGCGTAACTGGCCTCTACTTCCATAGTTGCTTTGGGGTAAATTTTCTTATAAAGATGATAAGGGTTCGATATGTTTATTTTGTCTTTTATGGCTATTTTATAACCTGGGTTGTCTTTGTTATCTTTTATACCACCGTTGGGATCGTTGGTTTCAATTATATTGAAGCTAGGTATTTCCTTTATTTTCTCAATGAAGTTTTTTTCATGTGCCAGATACCTGTCTATAGCATTTTTAGATTCCGATGTATTAATTTGTGACTCTGTCTGGATCGTTCTATGTATATTGTTGACTATTGAAGCTAGTGGTACTGAACTTGCCAGGATTAACAAAGGGAATTTGCTTATTTCATAAAATCTGGAATATCCATGAGCAGAAAGAATAGGGGCTTTCCCTGACCAGGCAAATACACCAAAATATATAAAGGAAAGTAAAGGAATACCTATAGAAAACCAAAAAAGCTTTTGTTGGAATAGGTTTTCTTTACTAAGAATGTACCATTTTTTCCAGATAATAATTGAAATTATAATTAGTAATGCCAGTAAATATAGCCAGATGGCTGGAGTGTTAATAATTGAGGTTAAAAGAATCATCATCAGCTTAGGTTGTGTAGTGGGTTTTTAGTTACCGCATCCTCTAAATGCTCAGGTGCGAAATGTGCGTAGACCATAGTCATCTTAATATCTGAGTGCCCTAATATATCTTTCAATACCAGTATATTTCCGCCATTCATCATGAAGTGGCTGGCGAATGTATGACGTAGTACATGAGTACATTGACCCTCAGGTAGTTCAATACCAGCTCGTTTAACTGCACGTTCAAAGGCTTTTCGGCAAGGGGTGAATAACTTACCTCTATTTTTAGGTAGTTCATCATAGAGTACTGTTGAAATCGGCACCGTTCTGTTTTTTTTCCCCTTTGTTTTGGTGTAAGTGATCCGGTATTTCGATAACTGGTGGCCCTGCAAATTTTCCGCTTCACTCCATCGCGCCCCAGTAGCCAAGCATATTTTTGCAATCATCAACAGGCTGGGGCTTTGAGAATCAGCACAGGCATCAAGCAGGCGTTTAATTTCGTCCGTGGCCAGGAACGCCAGTTCCCCCTCTGCGATTTTGAATGTTGGCAGTCCGGCGAGCGGGTTAGGCGCTGACCAGTGACCCAGCTTTTTAAGGGTGCCAAAAACGGATGATAAGTTACGCTGTTCCAAGTTTACCGTGCGAGGCTTTACTGGCGACATTAGCCCACCGTCTTGGTTACGTACCTCACCTTTTAATCGTGCTTCACGATATTTGGTAAAATCACCGGCTGTTAACTCAGAAGCGACGGGATCGCCCAGTCCATTGCAAATAATGTTCAGTTTCGCCATTAAACGCTTGGGGTCTGCGAGCGTCTGGCCATAAAGGGAGTGCCACTGCTCAATCAATTCTGACAAATGCCGCCGATCTTCCTTTTCACCCAGCCAAGGCTTTTTGTTCACTTCATCCATGGTGAAGTTTTCGAATGCTACAGCCTCGCCCTTCGTCGCAAATTGCTTGCGCACGCGCTTGCCGTCACGCCCGTTCGGGTAACATTCGCACAACCATTTTCCATTCGGCTGTTTTCTGATGGTCATGTTTAGATGCTCTTAATGATTTTTACTGCGCGGCCAATTACCTCAACGTCATCGACAGAGCATTCAAAAGAGGTTTCATCTTGATGGACGATAATTTTGTTCCCTGGGATACGGGCAATCTTCACGATATTTTTCATGCCATCAATATCAATAAGCCAGGTTCCGTTGCTGAGCTGCTTTGCAGATGTATCAACAACGTAATCCCCTTCAGTCGTTTTTACGAACAAACAGTCTTCTGCTTTACCTGAAATCAGCCCCTGATCAAGATAAATATCATCCAGCTCATTAAAGGTACCTCCCTCAATCGTCACCTGTTTCACTGGCGGGACGACAATCTTAGATAGAGGGCGTACTGTGGGCTGACTCTCGTTTTTGGACTTATTTTTTTCGTCTATCTTAGGATACATTTCGCCTTGTCCTGTTGTAAGCCAGAGCAAAGAAATGCCTGTTTCAAGGGCGCACTGAATAACCCAGTCGGCAGGAAAACTGTCGCGTAACAGCCTGTTTGCCATAGTGCTTTTCGAAGCTTGAAGGTGTTCAACTAAAGCAATTTGAGTATTGAAACCGTAGGCAATCATTAGCCTTTTGATGGCTTCCTTGCCTCCCGTATTTGCACCGCTACTAATCTTCAAGTTGAACTCTCCATTTGACAATCCAATATCGGGATCGTAATTTATATCCAACTTCTAAAGTGAGAGTTTGGAAGTTGGGGTTTAACATCATATAACGCACTAAAACTAAGAGATACTGCACTATGAGCACCGATATTTCAATTCGTGTACCAAAAGAGATGGCTACTCCAGCTGAGTTCGCGGAATGGGAGGGAATTTCGCGCGGTTCTGTTTATCAAAAAATTCACCATGGTCAGCTGGCTAAGTACATGGTTAAAAAAGAGAAAAACAAGGGTCGTGTTTGTCTGCGTTACTTGATGTACAAAACCGATCAGGTTCGAGAGTCTCTTGGGCACTCCAACTTCCGCGTCATTGTTGGTCAGTAAGTTCGATTATGAGAACTTTTCAAGGGGCTCACATGTTTGATTATAAAATTTCCAAACATCCACACTTTGATGAAGCCTGCCGCGCTTTCGCACTGCGCCACAACATGGCGAAGCTTGCAGAACGAGCAGGCATGAATGTTCAGACATTGCGTAACAAACTGAACCCGGAGCAACCGCATCAACTCACCGCGCCGGAAATTTGGATGCTTACCGATTTAACAGAGGATTCAACACTGGTTGATGGGTTTCTGGCGCAAATCCATTGCTTGCCATGCGTGCCGCTGAACGAAGTTGCCAGCGAGAAAATGCCTCATTACGTGTTGAATGCTACAGCAGAGATTGGCCGTGTTGCAGCAAGCGCTGTTTCTGGCGAACACCAGACAACAACGGAACGTCGGCTGGTTATCGAAAGCATCAATTCTGTCACTCGCTTAATGGCACTTACAGCTGTTTCCATGCATGCGCGCCTGCAGTACAACCCGGCAATGGCAAGTGCTGTTGATACAGTGACGGGCCTCAGCGCGTCTTTTGGTCTGATCTGAGGTGCTCATGCTTAATAAAGAACCCTCATTCGCATCGCTTTTGGTTAAACAAAGCCAGGGTATGCACTGCGGCCATGGCTGGATTATCGGGAAAGATGGCAAGCGCTGGCACCCGTCCCGCTCTCAGGAAGAACTACTGGCAGGGCTGACCCCTACCAAACAGGTTAAACCATGGCTATTGAAGGTACTTCTGCGACTGTTCCACTAAGCCCGGGTCAACGGCTTGAAGGACTGAACCATATAGCTGAATTAAGGGCCATTGTGTTTGGACTGAATATTGAGCCAGAGCTTGAAAGGTTCATTAAAGATATGCGTGACCGTCGCGATATAAACCATAAACAAAATGAGCGCGCACTGGCTGCCATATTCTTTATGGCAAAAATTCCGGCAGAACGTCACGGCGTCAATATTAGTGATCTGACTACTGGCGAAAAGCGGGAACTGGTTAAAGCAATGAATCATTTTCGTGCAGTGGTGAGCTTATTTCCCAAACGGCTAACCATGCCGAATTAACCCACAACAGAAATTAATGGCGTAAACCCGCCGGGCATTCTTTTGCCCAAATTCAGGAGAGAGAACAATGCAGAAAGAATTACGAAAAATGTTTGTAGCCGAAACCGATTCGCTTATGGCGGTGATCGATATTGCCAAACGTGAGGAGCGCAAAGGCCGCGCGCTCGCAGTTTCAATTCGCCTTGAGGCGCTAGCAACCCACATCACCAACAAAGGGTTAAACGGTGTTGAAGCAGCTGAACTACTGCGCTGCGAAGCAACCCGCTACGAAAACGAATCTCAGGAGCTCCACTAATGGCTGACTCTATGGACCTCGTACAGCAGCGCGTTGAAGAAGAACGCCAACGCCACATCCACACTGCCCGCAACAGAGCGCCGGGCATTTCCCGTGTGCTTTGCATCGAATGTGATGCGCCGATCCCTCCAGCTCGCCGCCGCGCTATTCCGGGCGTGCAGTGCTGTGTGACCTGTCAGGAAATCGCAGAGCTTAAAGGCAAGCACTACAACGGAGGCGTTGTATGAGCACTATTCTGAAATGGGCGGGAAACAAAACCGCCATCATGCCCGAACTGAAAAAACACCTCCCAGCTGGCCCGCGATTGGTTGAACCTTTCGCGGGTTCCTGTGCTGTCATGATGGCAACAGACTATCCTCATTATCTTGTCGCGGATATTAACGCTGACCTTATTAATTTGTATAAGAAAGCGGCCTACCATCCTGAGGAATTAATACAGGTTGCATGGGTATTATTCAGCGAAGATAACAGTGCTGAAAAGTATTATGAAAATCGTGTGCGTTTTAACGAAGATACATCCCTGACCACGCTGGAGCGCGCCGCATTATTTCTGTATTTAAATCGCCATTGTTATCGTGGGTTGTGTCGTTATAACCAACGCGGGAAATTTAATGTTCCCTACGGTAATTATAAAAACCCATATTTCCCTCATGCAGAAATCCTGACCTTTGCTGAAAAGGCAGTGCGTGCCACGTTCATCTGCGCCAGCTATGACGAAACGCTGGCAATGCTGACGGCGGGTGATGTTGTTTACTGCGATCCGCCTTATGACGATACTTTTAGCGGTTATCACACTGCCGGGTTCTCTGATGATGACCAGTATGATTTGGCATCTATTCTGGTGCGCCGGTCATCAGAGGGGCACCCGATCGTCGTGTCAAATAGCGACACCCGCCTGATTCGTTCGTTTTACCGAAATTTCACCCTTCACCGTATCAGCACAAAACGCAGCATAGGAGTTGCTGCAGGAGAAGGGAAAACCGCAGGCGAACTTATTGCTGTACTGAAACCAAAAGTTTGGACTGGCGTTGATCTGGCTGGCGGCCCTGATTACTCGGTTGTGCGCGAGGTGCGCGTATGAATCCCATCGATCCGCGCTGCTTTGCTGCCAGCACCATCAACATCACCAGTATTTCAGGCGGCAAGGATAGTCTTGCCCAGTGGCTGCGGGCCATTGAAAACGATGTTCCTCATATTTCTGTCTTCTCTGATACGGGCCATGAACACCCCCAGACGATGGAATATCTGGACTATCTGGAATCAAAGCTGGGCAAGGTTATCCGTGTTAAAGCTGATTTCACTCGCCAGATCGAAGGCAAACGGAAATTCATTGCAGAGAAATGGCCCGTTTCTCTGGTTCAGGAATGCGGTATGTCTGCCGATGAGGCGGCAGAACGTGTGCACCGTGCCCTGGAAATATTGAAGCCCACC